AAAGAAAAAAGAATCATTGAAAAGCTGAAAGAAGCGATTCCTAATATGTCAGAGTTTGACAAGGGATACATTCTTGGTAAGACGGAAAGTTTTTCCGAGAATAAGCCAGATGATTCTGGCCAGAAAGAAAGTAAGAAAGGAGCATGAAATGAGCGAAGTTGATACTTACATCAAAGAAAATGCAGAAGTTCATCAGTTCGCCGCAGAGGTTGCGAGAATCATATCAGGCATTCCACAGATGCCAGAGTTCTCCTCGGAGAACATGAGCGTATCTGATGCAAGCAAGCTGATCGGACTTCCTGTAACATCAATCCGAGCAGGAATTGTATACGGATGGCTGCCGATCGGGACTGCTATCCAGAATAACAAGCCAGCAAAAAGCCTTTCCGGTGGCAGGATCACATACATCATAAGCCCTAGGAAAGTCTATGAAGTAACTGGTCATGTCTGGAAAGGCAAAGCTGCTCTCAATAAGTGAGTGCCCCGGAGGGAGTCGACACCTCCACCCCGGAGCTTTGCATCTACTAAATCGCACTTAGTAGATACAGGTTAATTATAAGCCTCTATCTGCTAATTGTAAAGACAAATAAAAAAAAATAAGGAGAAATTAGCTAGATATGAGTGAAATTAAAAACGAAAATCAGCCAACATGGGCTGATATCGAAGTAGCACTTGCGACCGAAATCGTTGAGGAAAGCAAGAAGAAATCAAGAAAGTGGTTCACAGCATGGATTGTAACAGCAGCCGCACTGGTGGCAAGCAATCTTGCATGGATCATAGGAGGTATCAGTGAATAACTTGAAAAATATCATCTGTGCCGCACTGATCGGGAGCTTTTCCACGTTCCTTCCGTTCTGGCAATGGGGCGGATCGGGCAGACAGCTTTTTGCGGCGGTGATGAATACAACAATCGTATATGGAATTCTCTGGGATATTGATACGCCAGAGGGAAAGGAGAATGAAAATGTATAAGAAAGAGATTGACGAAATTTACGAACTCTGTAAAAGAGTTGCAAATGAAGTTCCGACAGCAAACGCCTCGTTCAATTATTCAATTTATGGCATGAGTGTATGTGGACTTAGAAGGAAGGAAGATGTTAATCTTCCCGAAGACAAATTTAAATGGGATTTGTATCAGAGTGTATCTTTTAATCCATTTTACGAGAAAGAGAGTCGTGAAAGTCTCAAAATAATCAAGACTTTCTTACTAGAACTTCTGATAGATGGGAGGTGCCCGTTAAATGTTGAATCAGACAGAGCTGAAGCTCCTGCCGACAATAGAACTGACAACGACAGTGAACGAGCTTCTGTCGGAATTGAACAGGCGGAAAGCATACATTCTTGACTGGGAGAACCCGTACATGTATCTGAATCATCTTGAGTATCATTGCGCTGGTGGAATCTTTCCAAACGGCGAGCAGAATCCGGCAAGAGGAGATGGTTCTGACAATGTTTACTGTTTCTTTAGCGAGGTGAGAAAAGATGCAGGAGAGAATTGATGAAATCCTTGCTCTGATAGACGAGCAGCTTTCCCTTGTAGCTGATAACTACATCGAGAGTTCATACAAGGCAAGAACATTAGCGAGCTACGTACAAGCTCTGAATGGGCTTTTAACGGCTCAGAAATCATATAAGGAGGAAAAGTACCAGTGAGCGAATTTGAAATCCGTATTCCGGCAAGAAAGAAACAGCCAGCAACTGATAAGGACAACCCGGTCGTGAAAGTTTCGCCAGAAGCATACAACGCACTGGTTGAAATCTATAACGAATCAACCATTTCTATGAAGGATATCGCGAGTTTGCTGATTGTTGAGGGCAGCAAGCATGTGGTTTATGACAAGGAGGAATAGTAATGGCAACACCAGTATTAATTATCGGAAAATCTGGTTCTGGCAAGAGCACCAGTCTTAGAAACTGCCAGAATGAACGCTGGAATCTTATCAGAGTATTGAATAAACCACTTCCATTTAAAGGAAAGATTGACGGATGGTTTACAGATGATTACCAGCAGGTAATGAAGTGTCTGATCGCATCAAAAGCAGAGTCAATTGTAATTGACGATGCAGGATATCTTATCACGAATCATTTCATGAAGGGACACGCTTCTGCCGGAAAAGGCAATGCAGTGTTCGCTCTGTACAATGATATTGGAGACTATTTCTGGAATCTTATCCAGTTCATTGTAACAAAAGTACCGCAGAATAAAATTGTTTACCTTATGATGCATGAAGAAAAAGATGATTCCGGGGAAGTAAAACCTAAGACAATTGGTAAGCTTCTGGACGAAAAAGTTTGCATCGAGGGTATGTTTACCATCGTTCTTCGCTGCATCGAAGAGAGCGGCAAACACTTATTTGTCACTCAGTCCAGCCAGGGAGCAGTAAGTAAGTCCCCGATTGGAATGTTTGACAGTTTAACTATTGGTAACGACCTTGCAGAGGTGGATAAGGTTATTAGAGATTATTATGAATTAGGGGGAACAGATAATGCAGAAACCAAATAATTACGATACTACACAGGCAGCAGGAGAATTTGAGCCGATTAAGCTCGGCGGACACAAAATGGTAATTAAGCAGGTATCAGAGAAAAAATCCCAGGGTGGGCTTGATATGCTTGTTATCTTGTTTGATTTCGCAGAAGGTGATGAACAGGCGGGGTACTTTATGAAGCAGTTCGAAAACGATATCCGTCCAGACAAGAAATATCCGAACGCCGGCACTAACTATATGGTCATTGACGAGAGTGTAGATTATGGTGTCCGTAACCTTAAAACATTTATCACATGCGTAGAAAAGTCAAATCCGGGATTTGCCGTTAAGTGGGACGATAACTTCGGGCAGCAGTTCAAAGGCAAGTTGATCGGCGGCATCTTCCGTCTAGAGAAAGACTGGTACGACAACAAGGAAGTAAAGCGTCACAAACTTGCATGGTTCCGCAGCATTGAAGGAATTAAGGATGCAGATATCCCAGAAGAGCGCACCACAAAGGCCTATGACGATCATCTGAAGGAAGAAGCTATCATGGGAGCAAGTCCAGCAGGTACGGACTTTATGAGTATTCCAGACAGTGTACAGGAAGAACTTCCGTTCAATTAAAAGGATGTGTTTTTAATGGTTATACAAGTGGACACAAGGGAACATAAATCAGAATGGGGACGAATTCAGAGTCAGTTTGATAGCCTTGGAGTGCAGTATTTTCGCTCTAAATTGTATTGCGGTGATTATCAATCACTGGACAATGCAAAACTCTGTATTGACCGTAAAAAGGATTTGCAAGAGCTTTGCGGAAATGTCTGCCAGCAGCATGAAAGATTCAAAGCAGAGCTTATCAGAGCGCGTGAAGCAGGTATTCAGTTGATTATCCTATGTGAACATGGGCCAGATATTAAGTCCGTTGGTGATGTGTATTTTTGGGAGAACCCAAGAAAACACAAAGTTATCTGGAAGACGGTAAACGGTAATAGAGTAAAGACTGTAATCTCTGACAAGGCTGTTGATGGCTGCCAGTTGTATAAATCTCTCTGCACAATCAGAGATAGATACGGAGTCCGATTTGAATTCTGTACAAAAGAAGAAACCGGGCGACAGATCGTGGAGCTGCTGTCATGACTAAGGAAGAAATCAAACAGTCAGTGAAAATGTCGGAAATTCTTTCCAGATACGGACTAAGGCCGAATAGAGCGGGATTTATATGTTGTCCTTTTCACAAGGAAAAATCAGCATCCTGCAAAATCTACGATGATTCCTTTTACTGCTTCGGATGTGGAATCGGTGGCGATGTGTTTGATTTCGTAATGCAATACGAATCCGTCCCTTTTAGTACTGCGTTTATTGAGCTGGGCGGCACTTATATATCAAAAAAAGGTAAAAGTCGTAACCAGATCAGACATGAAATGCGGGATATCAAAGCAAAAAAATGCAATCCTGCTCAGGTCCCAAACGAGCTTGAACAGGTAGAAAAGAACATACTTATGTACGAAACAGCACTAAAAACGTTCCCTCCTGATTCAGAAGAGTGGTATATGTGCCAGTTTAATCTTGAGAAAGAAAAAAGCAGACATGAATTGCTGTCTGTTAAGTCAGGAGGTGAGAAAAATTCTTGAAAACATTGAAAATTTACAAGCGCAAGACTTTATGGAAAAGCAGCTGTATGAAGAGCTTTTTTCAGTAAAAAGTAAAATCGACCGTTCGGAAATCAAATTCAAGCTGATGGACCGGGCAAAAAGTGTGAAAGCGAAGCATATAGCAGAAGAGTTCATAAAGGAATTCCAGAAAGCAGAGCAGGAAAAGGAAAAAGAAGAAAAAGCAAATCGTTCCATGCAGCTGGTTGAAAACATCACAAACTTTTATCCTGATTCTGTTGATAAGGAATATCCTAATATGGCTTGTGGCAGCTGGATAGCTACAGAGAATGGAATATTTTCTTCTGAAACATCTAAGGCGAGAGAACTTGTATGTCACCACCCGATCATGCCGATACGCCGACTGAAAAACATTGAAACAGGTGAAGAACAGATCACAGTGGCTTTTAAAAGGGATGGATATTGGACGGAAATAACTGTTCCAAAAATTGACATTGTGACCTCTAGAGCGATAACTAATCTTGCAAGGTTCGGCGTACAGGTTAATTCAGAGAACGCAAGGCTCCTTGTAAAGTATCTGGCAGATGTTGAAATGTACAATGCCGATATGATCGACATACAGCACTCTACAAGCAAGTTAGGATGGCATGGCAATGTGTTTGTACCTTACGACCTTTCGATCGTTTTTGACGGTGAATACCGCTTTAAAACACTATTCCAGAGTATACAGGAAAGTGGAGATTACTTCAAGTGGGTGACTCTGGCTAAACAGCTGCGGTCGTGCGGACGATTAGAGCCACGAATAGCACTGGCGGCATCTTTTGCAAGTGTGCTTGTACAGCCGCTTGATGTATTACCGTTCATCGTAGATTTCTACGGACAGACAGGTGGTGGAAAGACAGTAACGATCAATATAGCGGCATCAGTTTGGGGAAATCCTGCGCCGGGAGCTTACGTTGGAAACTTTCGATCAACAGATACATCATTAGAGACTAGAGCAGATATGCTTAATAATTTTCCAATGATCCTCGATGACTCGAAGAACGCTTCTCAGTATATTCGGGACAACTACGAAACATTGATCTATAATCTCTGTTCCGGCAAAGGGAAAGGAAGGTCAAATAAGGACCTCGGAGCAGCTAAGGAAAATACATGGAGTAATGTGACTATTTGCAACGGTGAGAATCCTATTTCGGAATTTGCAGACTCCGGCGGAGCTATCAACAGAATTATTGAGATTGAGTGTTGCGAGGATATTTACGAGAATCCGGCAGAGATCAACAGCGTTGTCACGAAGAACTACGGCTTTGCTGGAAGAGTATTTGTTGGAAATTTGAAACAGTTCACATCGGACGATCTGAAAGAAATGAAAGCCGAAATTGAGAAAGGTTTTGACGGATATGACTTTCCAGCAAAACAGGTCATGGCTATATCTACACTTCTGCTGGCTGACAAATTAGCTACAGATTTCATATTTAAGGATGGACGTGAGCTGACGGTCGAGGACGTTGTGGACATACCTACACGTAAAAAAGACGTATCTGAGGGACAGAGGTGTTATGAATTCATTCTTGAAAGTCTTTCCGTGTACGGGCAGCACTTTGATGCTCAATTCAGTTGCGATCAATGGGGATTCAAGGAAACGCCAGATGAGTATGGAGATGTATATGTATATTTTTATCCGAAACCTCTTGAAAACCTTTTGAAAAATAATGGATTCTCCAGAAAAGCCTTTTCTGCCTGGGCAATTAATCGAGAATTGATTAAGCATACAGGAAAGAGGGATACGGTACTAAAAAGAGACGGGGGAAGCGTGATGAGGCTTATTGCAGTAAAGGTTGTCAACATAAAAAGCCTCGAAAATGAGCAAGAAAATGAGGTTATTGAAACTGGCTTTCTGCCAACTAATGCCGAAACAAATGTTCCGTTTTCGTAATTTGTAACCATGTAACCGTTGTAACACGAAAAAAAACGTCCTATAGGAGAAAGTTTGAGAGTGTATAAAAAACATATACTCTAGTGATTCTCCTATATGAAAACCTTGGTTACATTGGTTACACGGTTACATACCTCTGAAACCCGCATAAAATAAGGGTTTTTGGCGTAACCAATAGGTCGAAAAAGTCGGTTACACGTTGGTTACAAAATTAAAAAGCATATACAATTAGATTTATTATAGCAAAATTAATTGAATATTACAAAAATATTTAGTTGACATAATTATTACAAGGAGTGGTTACAAAATGAAAAAAGACGATCTCAATAAAAAGCAGAGATATGCATTAGATACGATGCTGTCTGGCAGCAATGTTTTTCTGACAGGTGACGCAGGAACAGGCAAGACAACGGTTATTCAAACGTTCATCGATGAGGCGGAAAAAGCTGGTAAAAATGTTCTGGTATCCGCCACTACTGGAATTGCAGCGGATAATATCGGATATGGGGCAACTACCGTACACCGGGCATTGAATATTTCAATTAAATTTGAGGACTATAAGAAAAAGGTGAAATCCAGAGCTAAACTTCTGAAAGAAGCAGATGTTCTTATCATTGATGAAATCAGCATGTGCCGGTTCGATTTGTTCAATATGATTGCAAAGACGATCATCACGGAGAATGAAGAGAGAGCAGTTGACAGACTTCTAATCGGAGAGGACAAAGAAGACATTCAGTTAATCGTGATAGGCGATTTCTACCAGCTTCCCCCAGTTATCACGACAGATGACCGCAAAATTCTCTGCCGGATGTATGGATCTGATTATGGAAAGGGCGGAAAGTACGAACACGGATATGCCTTCATGTCTGAATACTGGAAAGATATGTCATTCGAATATATTAAGCTTGATGAAGTATGCAGGCAGAATGATGAGGGATTTAAGTATGTGCTGAATGATATTAAATATGGCAACAATATTAGAAAATCCATTGCATATCTGGAGAACAACGAATCAGACAAGGTTATACCGGAAGCACCGTTCTTGGTTGGCACTAATGCAGAAGCTGACAGAATTAACAATACTTTCCTTGGCAAGTTGGATAAAAAGACCGAAAAAGTGTTTCATGCAGCAGTTGACGGCGAGCTAACATCTGCCGATATTAAGAACATTGCATTTGCCAGAGAGGACTTAATTCTTAACATCGGTGCAAAAGTGATGATTACAGTCAATGATCTGTTTGGAAACTACATTAATGGAACGATTGGCATCATTCAGAAAATTGTGGAAAACGGAGAATTTGAAGAATCTTATCTGGTTATCAAGACTGATAAGGGCAAAACAGTTAGCTTGTACAGATACAGCAAAGACATTGAGAAACAGGTTATTGAGGAATCTGAACAGGAAAAAGACGGTCAGAAAATCGTAAAAGAGAAGATTGTCCGCAAAAAAGTAGGTTCTTTCTCTCAGTTCCCAGTGAAACTTGCCTGGGCGATCAGTATTCATAAATCACAGGGACAGACATTCGAGAAAATCAACATTGATCCTTGCTGTTGGGATCCTGGGCAGTTCTATGTGGCTGTTTCCCGGGCAAAATCCGCTAATGGTATACATTTTATCAGACCGATAAAACAAAGCTATATTAAGGCGTTTAGTAAGGATAACGAGCGACTTCTTGAACAGAGTTTTGAGGTAGAAGAAGGTGTATAAGTATGAGAGTGACACACGAGCAGATACCGAACACTATTAAGTTCTTGCAGATTGACTTCCCGGCACTGGTTCTCCAGACTGCCGGAATCGAAGAAAATGATGAATACTGGCAGCAGGTGACAGAACAGATTCATATCATGTCAGAAAAATATCGAAAAAACGGGTTTGTAGATCATATGCTATTGGCTTATGCGGACTATCTCGAAAAAATGTTTAAAAGAGCGCAGAAGATGAAAGAGGAGCGTGAGAAAAATGTACAAACAGAAGTATAAAGAAGGTCAGCAGATCCATAAAAACATATATCTGTACATCTGCCGGTATGTCAAAAAACATCGGTACGCACCGTCTTACAAAGAGATTGCTGACGGCGTCGGCGTATCAAATGCCACAGTGCTTCGCCACATGGACATGCTGCGGACAGATGGACTAATCGAAACAGATCACCCGAAGACACCGAGAGCGTTCCGGCTGACAGGATATGAGTTCGTAGCAAGGAGGAAGAAGCATGAAACTGTATGAGCTGTTCAAAGGTACTGAATACGTTGGAGAGTTCACCCTTGACGAGATCGCAAGTATCACAGGAGCGCATCGGAGCGCACTACTCAACAGCGTGGCGCGCGGCGTTCTCGTAAATGACTTGTGGGACGTCTCTCCGGCTTACGATCGGACTTTAAACCGGAATGACGACAGTTCATTGCTTAAGCAGTTTGAAGCTGTTACAGGGCAAATCAGGAGGTGCGTGAAGCGTGAGCAGTAAACTTAAAGCAAAGCCACGAAAGCAGAGACTTCCTCTAGCTCAGCCCAATCAGGCAGCACAGGCATTTGGGCGAGCAATGATTAACTGCCATAGTCAGATTAAAAGTATGGAGAAAGAAGCTTACGAAAACGGATTCAACGATGGGGAAGATTGGGCTGATACGATTAATGTCGTTACGACCATGATGGCCCTGAGACGTTTATATGGCTTTTCTACGAAACGTTTACTCACAGTCATGCAGACTGCTAACGAGTACGTTAAAATGGCAAATAGGGGCGAAATGAGCGTCCTGAGCATGATGCAGGACATTGAGGAGAACACAGATGTAATATTTGATGAGATGAATAAGAATCTGGTTAAGAAGATGGGAGTATAAAATCATGTACCAACTGCACAATAGCGTGTCAGTTGCTTACATGGGGAAAGTGAGGATGGAAAATGGATAAATTAAAACCATTAAAACCGTGTCCGTTTTGCGGAGGAAAGGCAGAAATGCTGATTAATGAATATAACGATTCAAAAAAAGAATATCTTGTAGCTTGTACAGAATGCGATGGAATGGTGGAACGCTGGAGAGAAACAGAGGAAGAAGCCGTAGAACAGTGGAACAGGAGAATAAGTGATGAGGAGGACGCGAAATGTTAATCAGAAGTCAGGATAAAGAAGCATTAATCAATTTCAACAATTCAATCGTAGTCAACACCATGGTGGATATTGGAGGGGTAACGAAGATGTTCTGCTCATATTCATGCGATGATTATGTTATCGGGCATTATTCATCAAAAGAAAAAGCCATGAAGGTACTGGATATGATTCAGGAAGCCTATGTAAATGGACATATTGATTATCAGATGCCGGCAGACAGTGAGGTGGTTGTATGAGTGATAAACGTAAAATATACAATTACATAAAAAGGACAATAAATCCTTACGGAAGACCTTTCGAGGGAACTGCATATGAGTTCGGGCTTAAAATCATGGATTATATCGAAAATATGGATGACGAGAAAGAAAATGGTTGGATTCCGGTCAGTGAGGGATTACCAGAAGTAAGCGGTACGTATCAAGTGACTTGCATGGACGGAAGAATATATCGTTCAACCTATGCGAAATTCCAGTGCAAGTTGAAGCGCTGGGAACTAACTGGTGCTAGGTCATATTGGAAAGTCACAGCCTGGATGCCACTTCCAGAACCATATAAGGAGGACTAAATGGGATATTGTAAATTAGACTGCCTGCACGGTGAAACCGAGTGTTGTATCTACTGCGATAAGCAAGACGATTGTGAAAATCGGTGTGACATGATGGACAGCTATGAATACGCTGAGGACTGTGAGGATTATGTCGAGGAGGACGAAACATGATTACATTCTTATTAGGGTTTACCTTTGGAACCATATTCGGAGTGACTGGCCTTGTATGTGCAGCGATCATGTACGACAAGCATCACCCATACGATTAGAAAGGAGAACGGTATGCTGACAAGGAATAAAAAACTGAAAGACTACGGTATTCCGGCAGAGGACATAGAAAAACTGAATACGATGCTGAAAGACTTCCCGGCAAAGTACGGATACCTGCTTACCAGCGCCGCCTTGTCAGCTTGCCCGAAGAACACGGTGATAGCGGATATGGTTATTGAGAATATCCTACACCGGAAAAGTTACAGGAAAATCAGCAGAGAAAGATATATCCCAATGAATCCGAAAGACTTCTACGGATACAGACGCAAGACCGTCGCTGTACTGTATGAGAGAATGCGGTTATTGGGAGTGTGGGAGGAATAAAATATGAGCAGACTAATTGATGCGGACGACTTAATTGAATATATTAAAATATGGGATATTGGAAATAGCATTAGTTCTGACCAGAAAGAGTTTATTGATTGTGTCAACAGGCAGTTTACAGCTTTTAATGTGGACAAGGTTGTGGAGCAGATTGAACACAGAAGAGCAAATTTTGATTGTAAATTATGCAAATACAATGATGATGAAAAAACAATATGTAGTGAAGATTGTTCAGATGCACTTATTGATGATTTAATCAAAATTGTGAAGGAGGGTGGATTGAATGAGAGAAATTCTTTTCAAGGCAAAGCGGATTGATAACGGCGAATGGGCCGGAACCAGTGTATTGATGAGATTCAGGAGGTGAAGTAGATGGAGAGATTAACAGAAAGATATGATATTACACCAGACGGAGAATCAGATGTCTGGGTTAAACAGCACGATTATATTTCGGCAGCACGAAAACTCTGTGATTACGAAGACTCAGAAGAACAGGGCTTGCTTGTGAGATTGCCGGTGTCAATAGGAACTAAGGTGTACATGATAGCGTCAATGTTTGATTGCATTTACGATTATGATAATTGCAAGGCTACTCAAAAGTGGAAATGTGAAGAAGATATTCAGTGTGAATATGAAAGAAAATCATATTATGTAAAAGAAATTGAGTTTACTTCAATTATGAAAAATTCTATAGGAAAATCTATTTTTCTCACTCGCGAAGAAGCTGAGAAGAGGCTGGAGGAGATGAAAAATGACTGAATACGTTAGAAAATCAGATGTAATAAAAATCATGGAGGATAATTCTCACATTATGGAAGTGTTTGGCGTTAAAAAGAAAATGATTGATGGGTTTGCGATGTGTTGTGATTTTGCAGACTTAAAAATTGTTGAGATCGATGACGAAGAGGTAGATTAATATGAAACCAGAAGAAGCAATTGAAAAATTAAGATACCCAGAACTTCCAGATGGATTAGTTATGGTTGGTTTAGAAGCTAGGCAAGAAGCCATTAAAGCATTGGAAAAGCAGATTCAAATGAAACCGATTAATAAAACAAAACCAGATGATACCGCAAGCCTTGCTTATGAAAATTGTAATATTATTGTCTGCCCAACCTGCGGCGGACGGTTGAAACTGAAATCAAAAGGGAAATATTGCGATAAGTGTGGGCAGAAATTAGATTGGGGGTGAAGAAGATGACAGATAACAAACCTACACTTGAAATTGACAGGGAAAAGAACGAAGTTACGATAAAATGTAATGGGGATACTATAAAATTCGAAGATGAAAACGTGGAAGTGACCAGAGCAAGCAAAAACATGATGTTTAAGCCACCAGACATAACCCCGCAGCTCGCCATATCAGCATTCGCAGTGCTACATCAATATTGCAACTCAGTCAGTCCACATGACTGCATCAGATGTGCATTTTACGAACATTGCCCGGAGTGCTTCATGGGGTGTCCGGGAGATCAGGGTGAGACGATCAGGAAATTGCAAAGTGATGAATAAAATTAGAGAGTCGGTATTTACCGGCTCTTTTTTAGCGCAAATTCCTCAAACATGTACCACAACTTTTCTACTGACCTGTGATATGATATACTCAGAAGTGTTACTATGGGATTTTATAGCCAGTTGGAGGTGAGAGCATGGGAATGACGCCAATGTACACAAGTTCCGCAGAAATAGAGGATAAAATAGAACAGTATTTTGAAAACTGCAAAGGTTATCCTTTGACTGATAGTAAGGGAAAGCAAATATTTAATAAATTTGGTTCACCCATATTCGTAGACGTTCACCCTCCGACTGTTACAGGTCTTGCTTTGGCACTTGGCTTTAATAGCCGACAGAGCCTTTTAAACTATCAGGGAAAAGCAGAATTCATGGACACGATAACGCGCGCGAAAGCCAGAGTGGAACAGTATACAGAAGAAAGATTATTTGATCGTGACGGTTCAAATGGTGCTCAGTTCAGCTTGAGAAATAATTTTAAGGGATGGGATGCTGACAAGAAAAATGATGATTCTGGAGATGGAAAGATTATGATTGTAAATAATATTCCAAGACCGGAGAAACAGAATGAATGAGAATCCGATTAATCTGAATGAAATTATAGCTCCTGCCTTTTATAATGTTTTTTGGGATATCCTGGATGATAAGCATACTTACTATGACCTATACGGCGGACGTGGATCCACAAAATCATCCTTTGTGGGGGTCATGATACCTTTCCTGATGATGCAGGACGCAGAGAACAGCATAATGTCAAATGCTGTTATTTTCCGTAAAGTTGGAAACACACTTCGAGAATCCGTTTATGAACAGATAGCATGGGGAATTGACGCACTCGGAGTCAATGAACTATGGGACACCAGCGTAAGCCCTATGCAATACACTTATAAGCCTACTGGACAGAAAATCATATTCAGAGGACTGGACAAGGCAAAAAAGACTAAATCTATTAAAGCAAGCAAGGGATATTTCAAGTATCTCTGGTTCGAGGAACTTGACGAATTTTCGGGCATTGAAGAAATTCGTACAGTGCAGCAGTCAGTCCTTCGAGGTGGCAGTAAGTTTGTTGTATTTAAGACATTCAATCCACCAATCAGCCGGAGTAACTGGGCGAACGTGTACGTAGAAGAGCCACGAGACGACAGCTACAGGCATAAGAGTGATTACAGATCAGTTCCTGTTGAATGGCTTGGTCAACAATTCCTTGATGATGCGGAGCATCTTAAAAAGACAAATCCAAGAGCCTATCAGCATGAATATCTTGGATTGCCTGTCGGACTTGGTACAAATATCTTTGAGCTGTTGGAAATCCGAACGATTCCAGATGAAGAAATTCAGAAGTATCAAAGTGTCTATCAGGGACAAGACTGGGGATGGTATCCGGATCCCAAAGCGTTTATTCGCGTGGCTTATGCACCTAATCAGGACAAAGTTATCCTGCTGGATGAGCTTGGCGGATGTAAAATTCGAAATACAGCAATGGCTAACCAGATAAAGAAAAAAGGATATGATGATTATTCAATATCTTGCGGAGTTGATGAAGAAGAAAGCATTATTGACTTCCGAGATGCAGGACTTCCGGCACGTAGAGCGATTGTAACACCGGGAAGCCGTAAATATACTTTTGAGTGGTTACAGTGCCGAACATTAGTCATTGATCCGGCACGAACGCCTAGAGCATACAAGGAAATTATCAATTATGAACATGAAGTAGATAGCAATGGAGAAGTTATCGCAGATTATCCAGATGGTAACGATCACTGGATAGATTCTCTCAGGTATGCGACAAGTCCATTGTCGATGAGAAGAGGACATAGTGCATAATGGGACTTATAACAACACTAAAAAGGTGGTTTAACATGATATTCAAAAAACAAGCCGAAGAGGATTTCAACATCCAGGCAGCAGAATTCCCAGAAATGGAATCATTGATTAATCGGTGCGCGAACATCTACAGGGGTGTGCCGGAATGGTTAGATGATAAGAATAATATCAAGACGATTAATTTCGCGAAATCTGTCTGCTCAGAAACAGCACGGCTCGCAACACTGGCGATCGGCATTCAGATAGACGGTTCCGCAAGGGCTACATGGCTTCAGGAGCAGATTGACAAGGTATATTTCCAGATTCGGCACTGGGTAGAATATGGCTGCGCTTACGGAACAGTGTTTATTAAGCCGAACGGTGAAAGCCTTGACGTATTTACTCCGGCTGACGTGATGATTGTAGATTACGACAATCAGGAGATTAAAGGGATTATATTCAAGGATTCCTATACTGTTGGACGGAAATACTACACACGGCTTGAATATCATCGTTTTGTCGAGACTACAATAGATGGCGTGACAACTTATCCGTACTATGTATCAAATAGAGCCTATGTATCGAAATCTCCTCAGTCAATCGGTGACAGAATCGACCTTAAACAGACCAAATGGGCTGATCTGATGGCAGATACGCCGCCGATTCTCAAAGCGAACGGGGAGAAGCTGGATGGACCGTTGTATGGAATACTACGGACACCGCAGGCGAACAATGTGGATATCAGTACACCACTTGGATTGCCGATATTTGCAGAAGCTATTGAGGAGTTAAAAGACCTCGACATTGCATACAGCCGTAATGCAAAAGAAATCCTTGATTCTAAGAGGATTGTTCTGGCAGATGAAAGGTTACTCCTTCCAAGCGGATCACCTGTATCCTCTATGACACCACAAGCCATGAAGCTTAGATCAAAAGAATTTGGGCTTCCAGATTATGTGAAGAATGTTTTTGGAGATGATGCAGGGTCTTTCTATCAGGAAATAAATCCGATACTTAACACAGATACCCGTATAAGCGGCATAAATGCCATTTTAAGCCAGTTAGGGTACAAAATTGGATTCTCCAACGGGTACTTTGTTTTCAACGAATCTAGTGGCATTCAGACAGCTACAGGAGTGGAAGCAGAACAGCAGAGGACAGTGCAGTTCATTAAAGATGTTCGAGACAAACTGGAATCCTGTCTGGACGAAGTTATCTACGCGCTGAATGTTTACGCTGACCTGTACGGACTTGCACCTGTCGGAGCTTATGAAGTCAATTATGATTTCGGAGATATCCTGTATGTGCGTGAAAACGACCGTGCAAGATGGTGGCAGTATGTGACTACCGGAAAGGTTCCGGCATGGTTGTATTTTGTAAAATTTGAAGGAATGACCGAGGAAGAAGCAAAAGCAATGGTCAAAGAAGCTCAACCAGACGAACCAAAACTGTTTGGAGATGAGTAGTTATGTTAAGTCCAGAGTATTTACGCCGGATAACAGAGGGAAGTGAGCAAATTGCCGAAGAACTGCATCAGTATATCATCTCTGAGATTGTATCTCGAATGATGGCAAGAATCGGCAGAGGTGAGGACTATATTCTGACCAATGCAGATGCGTGGAGAATCAGAACGCTACAGGAATCAGGTGAATTGCTAGAGGACATTCTGGCGGAACTATCCAAATACACCAAACGTGAACAGCAGGAGCTTCTTGAAACGTTTGAAGATGCCGGAATCACTGCGATGAACTACGATGACAAGATATATAAGGCGGCAGGATTAAGCCCTGCACCGCTCGAACAGTCTCCGTCTATGATAAGACTTATGGAACGGAATATGCTTGCGACTATGGGCGAGTGGAAGAATTTCACACGAACAACCGCAAGTGCCGCTCAGAGGCTATATATCGAGCAATGTGACCTTGCATATAATCATGTGATGACTGGGACAGTTGGGTATACACAAGCTATCAAAGAGGCCGTTAATAATGTTGTATCAGATGGCGTGACAGTCACATATCCATCTGGCAGAAAAGATACGATTGAAACAGCAGTAGCGCGTTCTGTCAGAACTGGCGTGGCACAGGCTACAGGAGATATATCCCTAAAGCGCATGGAAGAAATGGACTGGGATTTGATTCTGGTCAGTGCACACATAGGAGCCAGAACGGGCGACGGTGGTGAAAATCCGGGAAATCACTCATGGTGGCAAGGCAAGATATACTCTCGTTCTGGCAAGAGTAAGAAATTTCCGCCATTCTCACTGACCGGATATGGAACGGCAAGCGGATTGTCAGGGGTCAACTGTCGGCATAGCTTTGGGGCAAGTGACGGGGAATTTAATCCTTATGCAGAACTATCAGCGCAGGATAAAGCCAACAAAGGCAAACAGTACGAAAAAGAACAGAGACAACGTACTTATGAGCGGAGAATCCGTAAAACGAAGCGTGAAGTCTTTGGGCTACAAACAGGAGTCGACAATGCACCGAATGAAAAGGCAAAATTCGCATTACAACAAGATCTTGACCGGAAGTCTTATCTTTTACAGAAACAAAATGCTGCATACAAAGATTACTGCAAGCAGAACGACCTGAGGGAACTGCAAGACAGGCTCATGATTGCGAAGTGGAACCGCCAGAACGCCGCAAAAGCCAGAGGAGCGGCGAAACGATATAAAACAGCAAAGGGGATTGACTGATGAATAGATGGGAATATTACAATCCGAATCCTGCCGGGAATCGAGTCGGAGATTGTGCTGTCCGGGCAATATGCAAGGCAACCGGCTTTGATTGGGAAACGGTATTTGCCGGATTAATGATACAGGCGTGCACTCTGTCAGATATGCCGAGTGCAAATTATGTCTGGGGAGCGTATCTCTATAAACGTGGGTACAGGCGCAAACTGATTGAACAATCAGAACGATATATCTATACAGTCAACGACTTTTGTACAGACCATCCGACAGGCACATACATCCTCTGCATAGATGGCCATGTGGTGACAGCGCAGAACGGCAAATATTTCGATACATGGGATAGCGGTAATGAGATCCCGGTATATTACTGGGAAAAGGAGTAGCTAAATGAGCATACAGGAATTTATTCAATTGTTTCTTTCAGTCTGCGGAGGGGTGTCCATTGTCGGAGGGGCGGCGGCCGTAATCTTTAAGTGGATTACACCGGCGTTCAGACTTAATAAGCGAGTAGAGACACTGGAAGAACATGATAGACGAGATTATGAAAGCCTTCGGAGAATCGCAGAACGAGATTCATTAATTCTGGAAGTATTGTCGACCATGCTGGACAGTCAGATCAGCGGCAACAATGTGGAGGAATTAAAAAAAACAAAACAGAAGCTTACAAATTATCTTGCACAGAATCAGCGTTAATTGCATTAATAAGGGGTATGCTCATGAAGTTATATGTATTCACTAAGAAAGATATAGACAGGTTCTTGCTAGAGTGCAATTTCACACCGGATGAAGAAAGATTGTTCCGGCTGAGATGCAAGGAACACACTCTTGAATACTGTGCTGAGCAGATGAATGTGAGTATATCCACAGCGAAACGATTAAGCCGGAGGGTGAATAATAAAATAATTAAAGTGTGCTGATACTTTTCAGATACTTATATGGGTCTTAGACGAACTGTCTAAGGCTCTTTTTTTATGTAAAAATATAGTTATAGAAAGTCATAGGGCAAGTTATAGAGCAAGTTATAGGAGGCATAAATATGGCATTATATAACAATCCTTATCAATATAGTTTTGGCGTTCCGGGACAGATGAGTCAGTTCCAGCAACAGCCTGTCCAGATGCCAGCTCAACCAGTACAGCAACCCCAGCAGAATAACAATGGCATCCTGTGGGTATCTGGCGAAGTTGGCGCAAAATCATATCTGGTAGCACCCGGGACAAGCGTTTTGCTGATGGACAGTGAAAGCGAAAAGTTCTACATAAAATCCACAGACGTTTCCGGTATGCCACAGCCATTACGGACGTTTGAGTATCACGAAATAGGCACTCAGATGCCACCTAAACAGCCCGTTCAGAACATGGACAGTAAATACGTCACCAGACAGGAATATAACGATTTAAAGGGCAAATACGAAGCTATCATAAACCGATTAAATTCATTTTCTGAACCTGTTAGAGCTAATACCGCACAGGAATCAGCGGTCAAGGGAGGAAATGCAGATGAGTAATCCATTGTTTAACGCGCTTGGTGGCGGGATGCCGCAGGGAAATGGGCTAATGCAGATGATACAGCAGTTTATGCAGTTCAAACAGAATTTTAAGGGAGACCCGAAGGAAGAAGTTCAGAAGATGTTACAGTCTGGGAAGATTTCCCAACAGCAACTCAATCAAGTTCAACAGATGGCAGGGCAGTTTCAAAATCTGCTGAAGAATATGAAATAGTACATTACAATCTGGCCAGATTGATGTAAATACACAAAAAGGAGATTATAACTATGGATGGAAATTATAGCTTAGCAGATATTGCCGCTGCTACTGGAAACGGTAGAAATAATGACGGCATGTTTGGTGGAGATGGTAGCTGGTGGATTATTGTTTTATTCATTTTTGCTTTCTTTGGATGGGGAAACAACGGCTGGGGCAATAATGGCAATGGTGGCGGATATGCAGCCACAGCAGCTACTCAGGCAGATATTCAGAGAGGATTTGACAATTCCGCAGTAATCAGCAAACTTGACGGGATCAACAATGGACTCTGTGATGGATTCTATGCAGTGAATAACGGTATGCTTACCGGCTTTAACGGAATTAACACCAACATCATGCAGACTGGCTTCGGAATCCAGCAGGCAATCAATGCTGATACTGTAGCGAATATGCAGAATACAAATGCTTTGCAGGCACAGCTTGCGAACTGCTGTTGTGAAACCAGGGAAGCTATCCAGGGCGTAAACTACAATATGGCACAGAACACCTGTGCATTGCAGAACACCATGAACAGCAACACAAGAGACATTATCGACAGCCAGAACGCAGGGACAAGAGCCATTCTTGACTATCTTTGCAATGAAAAGATTTCTAACCTGCAGGCTGAAAACAATGATCTCAGACGCGCTGCTTCTCAGGATCGCCAGAGTGCATTGCTTACAACTGCAATGGCTTCACAGACACAGCAGCTTATTAATGCGATTAATCCAGCACCGATCCCGGCATATCAGGTTCCTAACCCGAACACATTTTACGGATGTGGATGCAATACTGGATGCAATTGCTGATAACTTCATATCGAGAGTATCTTTCGATTGATTTCGGATGTCGGCTTATGCCGTATTACACAGAGGGGCAGGCTGAGACCTGTCCTTTTGTGATATGAAAGGGGTATTTTTATGGCAGAATTTACAAATGTGGCTGCTCAGACTGTAGCAGCAAATGGAAACGTAGTATTTTCAAACACAGCAGTTAAGGGTTCTAACTGTATTCAGCACAGAGAGGGAAGTGGAATTATCACACTGAGAGGACTGACTAATCAGTGTAAAGCGAGATTCTTCGTGGATTTTTCTGGCAATATCGCAATTCCAACAGGCGGTACTGTCGAGGCTATCTCTCTGGCTATTGCAATTTCTGGTGAGCCGGTTCTTTCTTCTCAGATGATCTCCACGCCGGCAGCAGTGGATCAGTACAACAATGTGTCCTCTGGCATCTATATTGATGTACCTCGTGGATGCTGCGTTAATATTGCGGTAGAAAACACAAGCGGTCAGGCTATTTCTGTTGCGAACGCAAACATTGTCGTGACCAGAGAAGCGTAGGAGGTGCAGTTATGAGAGATATTAAAGATTTATGCGCAAGAATTGAAGATGAACTGTCCAAAATCGCTGACAGTGGACTGACCACTGGAAATCTGGATATGACGTATAAGCTGATTGACATGTACAAAGATATCAAGAATACACAGTACTGGGACAAAAAAGTGGAGTACTATAACACTGTCCTTGATGAGATGCGTGGCGGCTATAATGACGATTACAGCGAACGCGGAAGAAAGCGTGACAGCATGGGGAGATACAGTGCAAATGACGGCAGGATGATGCCGGATTACGACAGGGGTAGTTCTTATGCCAGACGTGGTGAGCATTATGTCAGAGGGCATTACAGCCATTCTGACGGACGAGATGCTTATGACGACTATATGACACAGAAACAGAGCTATCGTTCCGGCAAATCTGAGGACTGCAAAAGAAAGATGCTTGCTGCTCTGGAAGAACACCTGGACGAACTCACAACAGAAATGAGCGACATGTCCAAGGACGCAGAGTGCCGGGAAGAACGTGATCTTGTCAAGAGATACGTGGAAAAACTCCGGGATATGCTCTAATTGGCTAAAACATGTACCACAACTTTTGGAAAGGTTTGTGGTACAATGTATTTATGAGGAAGATTCGTAAGTGGTTTCCGCCACTTGACATAGACATTTTTCATTGATTCCTCCTTTCTCGGGTGCGTGTCCTTAATAGAAAATGCAGTGGCCGGATTGTCACATAAGATGCATGAGGTTGAAAAGCGGATGCAATTTCCGACACGTGCCATTACTGTCTATATGACTTGCTCGCTCGCATAGACAGTACGCACCTCCTTGTAAAAGGTAAATGGGCGGACAGGCGCCCGGAACAACTCGTGGCAGGCATGACACGTTAAACACCTTGCTAACCCGGGAATCCGGGTTGACGAAATGTAGCTCAGGTGGAAGAGCGGAGGACGCATAGTCCTTGACGTCGGTGGTTCGAGTCCACCCTTTTCGATTACCTTGCCAGTGGTCTAACTGGCTTAATCCATACCTGCGGCGGCAGGTCAATAAACACGACCAGGAGGATATGTATGCAGAAACTTATTGACACATTAAAATCATTTGGAATCGAGATCCCGGAGGACAAACAGGCAGATGTGAAGAAAGCACTCTCTGAGCATTATAAGAATGCGAAAGAAGTAGCAAAAACTCTGTTAAAGGTCGAAGGAGAACGAGACAGCTGGAAAGAACGTGCTGAGACAGCAGAGGAAACCCTGAAAGGTTTTGACGGTATCGACCCGGCGAATGTTAAGACCGAGTTAGAGACTTGGAAGCAGAAAGCGGCAGATGCAGAAAAAGAGTTTAATGCAAAAATCTATGACCGTGATTTCTCAGATGCTCTGAAAGCAGCACTCGACGATGTTAAGTTTTCCAGTGAAGCGGCTAAGAAGTCTGTTATGGCAGACATTAAAGAAGCAGGTCTTAAGCTGAAAGACGGCAAAATCCTTGGGCTGAATGACCTGATTGAACAGATGAAGCAGTCTGACGCATCCGCTTTTGTTGATGAATCTCAGCAGCAGGCTCAGCAGAATCAGGCAAAATTTACCACTCACGTTGGACAGCAACAGACGCCGGGAAGTATGACCAAAAAAGATATCGAGGCGATCAAAGACCCGTCCGAGAGACAGGCCGCAATTGCTCAGAACATCCAGTTATTCCAATGATTTTTACACCGACTATACGACGGAGTATAGCCGCTAACCCAATACCTTAACAATTATGGGTAGAAAGGATTTTTTATATGGCAGCAAAAGCTAATCTTATTATGACAAATGATATCCAGGTCACAGCACGTGAGATTGACTTTGTAACCAGATTCGAAAGAAACTGGGAGCACTTGCGTGAGATTCTTGGTATCATGCGTCCAATCAAAAAGACACCCGGAGCGGTTCTTAAATCAAAATACGCAGAAGGCACATTGCAGGACGGAAATGTTAAAGAGGGCGAAGAAATCCCTTACAGCAAATTCACTGTAAAAGAAAAGCCCTATGCAGAAATGACTATCGAGAAGTACGCAAAGGCTGTATCTATCGAAGCAATCAAGGATCACGGTTATGAGAACGCTGTTCAGATGACCGATGATGAATTCCTTTTCCAGCTTCAGACCAATGTTACTGAAAGATTTTATGATTATCTGAAAACAGGTACCCTCACATTTACAGAAACTACTTTCCAGATGGCTCTGGCAATGGCTAAAGGCCGTGTTGAAAACAAATTCAAACAGATGCACAGAAACGTGACTGGCGTTGTTGGATTTGCGAACATTCTGGACGTATATGAATACCTTGGAGCAGCTGAGATTTCTATTCAGAACCAGTTCGGATTCCAGTACATGAAAGATTTCATGGGCTTCAATACTATTTTCCTGTTATCCGACAGTGAGATCCCGAGAGGAACAGTTATTGCTACGCCTGTTGAGAACATCGTTCTGTACTATGTTGACCCGAACGAGTCCGATTTCGCAAGAGCAGGTCTTGTATACACCGTATCTGGCGAGACGAATCTGATCGGATTCCATACACAGGGCAACTACCACACAGCAGTATCCGAAGCATTTGCAATCATGGGACTCACCCTCTTTGCAGAGTACATTGATGCTATTGCTGTTGGAACCATCAACACAACTCAGACACTTGGAACTCTGACTGTAAATTCTGCGGCAGGAAGTAAGAGCGGAGATACTAAAGTGACTGTTACTCCGACAAAAGCAAGCGCAGGAAATGCATATAAGTACAAAGTTGCATCTTCTGAGACTACTGTAGATTATGGCCAGAATGTGAAGAACTGGACTGCGTGGGATGGAGAAGCTGACATTACCGCAGCAACAGGGCAGGTGATCACAGTGGTTGAGTGTGACAGTACCTATAAGGCGTTGAGTGCCGGACATGCGACTGTAACAGCAAAATGATGATCGTGGGAGGTAACTGGCATGGCTTATGCAGATTATAAATTCTATACAGAATCATTCGGCAATGTCGTGCCAGAATCCGACTTTCCACGACTGTCAGAAAGAGCCAGTGATTTTGTGGACACAATGACATTTGACAGGTTGGTGGATGGACTGCCGACGAACGAACGCTCACAGAAGCGTATCAAAAAGGCGGTCTGTTCACTGGCTGAATTGATGTATCAGATTGAACTTGCTGAAAAGAATGCTATTAATCAGGCATCGGCAAATGTAACCGACATAAATGTCGGGAACATCTCAACAGGCATTGTAACATCTGTATCTTCTGGCAGTGAATCCATCTCTTACGCCACACCTCAGCAGATTGGAGCAAGTGCAAAGGAATGGAGTGCAGTATACAGTGTTGCTGGAGATGTGCAGAAAACGAACGATTTACTCTTAAAGACAGCTTTACCGCTTCTGATGGGAGTAAGGACGGATGAAGGGATACCGATTTTATATGCAGGACTTTAAATTTAATATCTTAGGCTCTGAATGGACAGTAAAGTTTGGAACAGTAGAAGAATATCCTAACTTGGAAGACATGGATGGATATACAGATTCTTCCACAAGAGAGATCATCGTTGATGACATGAAGTCACAACAGGATATGCCAGGTTCAAAAAAGAATATGGAAGAGTACAAAAAGCAGGTTGTACGGCATGAGATTATTCATGCTTTCCTGCGTGAGTCGGGGCTTGATACAAACTCGGGAGCTTGTGATAACTGGGCAATCAACGAAGAAATGGTTGACTGGTTCGCTATTCAGACACCGAAGATTTTCAAGTTGTTTTATGAATGGAAGTTGATTTAAGGCGACAAATAATGTGATACCAGTATTGTATGCAGGAGTGTAACTATGGCTAATTATGGCGTGCCGTATAAGGGCAGTAAAAATAAAATTGCAAAGCAAATTATTGATTTCTTACCTTCCGGCGGTACGTTATATGATTTATTTGCAGGCGGTTGCGCAATCACACATTGCGCTATGGAATCTGGAAAATATGACAGGTATATCGTTAATGATATTGAACCAGGAATTACTCAACTTTTCATTGATGCAGTTAACGGGAAATATGCAAATGAAAAAAGATGGATTAGCCGAGAAGATTTTTTTAAATTAAAAGAATCAGATCCATATGTAAAATATTGTTGGAGCTTTGGAAATAATGGACGCGATTATCTTTATTCAAAAGAAATAGAACCATTAAAAAAACATCTTCACAATATATTTTTTGCAGAAAATTCGCAGGAAGCAAGGCTTGAATGGAAAGCGTTTATTAGAGATTTTTGCACAAGCAAACAAAGTCTGGAAAGTCTGCAAAGGCTGCAAAGTCTGGAAAGTCTGCAAAGGCTGCAAAGTCTGGAAAGTCTGCAAAGGCTGCAAAGTCTGGAAAGTCTGCAAAGGCTGCAAAGTCTGGAAAGTCTGCAAAGGCTGCAAAGTCTGGAAAGTCTGCAAAGGCTGCAAAGTCTGCAAAGGCTGCAAAGTCTGGAAAGGCTGCAAAGTCTGGAAAGGCTTTGTACGGACTACGGAAATATAAGAATAGAGTCAGATGCTGTAATTTACTGTGATATTCCATATAAAAATACAAACAGATATGGAGATAAAAAAGCAGAATTTGACTATAACTCTTTTTATGACTGGGCTTGTTCACAGAACGTTCCTGTATTTATATCAGAGTACGATATGCCAGAAGATAGATTTGAATGCGTACTTGAAATAAAAAAGCAATCTTGCATGGCTGCTACAAAAACGCTTTCAGCAACTGAGAAATTATATATTCCTAGGAAGAAAGGAAAGATAAAATGAAAGTAGGAGGTACCTGAATAATGGATATTTCAACATTGGGCTCATGCGTAGCAATCGTTATGATCTGCTACATTGTAGGAATGGGCTGTAAAGCATCAAAAAGGATTTCTGATGAATGGATTCCAGTAATCATGGCGGTTATTGGTGGAATTCTCGGAGCAGTCGGAATGGGAATCATCCCGGATTTCCCGGCAACGGATTATATCACAGCAGTTGCAGTCGGTATGTTTAACGGATTGTCAGCAACTGGCGTAAATCAGGTTATTAAGCAGACAGTGCAGAAAGAGTGATTTTATGGGCGGACGTGGTGGAAGTAGTGGATTAAACAACGAGAAGCCAGTTTCTAAGCTTATTGCGAAGGTGTACTTTAATTCTTCAAAGAAAAGCGACGCTTTAAGAGGGAGTGGAACTGTTAAGAAAGACAGTAAACTTGAGAAGGTCATTAATTCAGAAAACACTAGCTACTTTAAGTCAATCAAGACAAAGAGTGAAGCAGTAAAGACAATGAATTATATAAATGACAGATTGAGCGAGAGTAAAAGGAAAATCGCAAAACTTGGAAGTGCAGAGGCGTTATTTAAAAATCAAAGGCTTGCTATAGAGCATCGAAAATTAGTCAATGCCAGTACAGCCATGAGAGATGAAATGCACAAATTTTCAAAGGCTTCTGAAAAAGGCGATACAAGTGCTTTGCACGATACAAGCCGTACTACCACCACTTATGACAGAGCTAGAAAGCGCAGAATGAAAAACTTTGATTCGTGGTTCTTTGGAAGTGGAAAGAAGTAATCTATGGCAAACCGAGAGACAAGTATAGCTTATGAAAATCTGAACCGCCGTATATTCCCCGGCGTTGGCGAATACGGCATACCACAGATAGAACCGGAATCGTTCGAGGGTAACTGCGAATTTGTTGGTTTTAATTACGCCAGAGGAAAATGCAGTAATCCAGAAGAGAAAGCTGTTCATTTCTTTTTAGACGATTACCAATTTGACGCACTATGGAGAAATCCAGACAGGTACGTGGACAAGCTGAGTAAATTCCGGTACATTCTAACACCAGATTTCAGCACTTACACCGATTTTCCGAAAGCTATCCAGATATACAACCATTACCGCAAACACTGGATAGGTGCATATCTGCAAGAATATGGTTGCCGCGTGATTCCAACAATCTCATGGAGCACGCCGGATTCTTACGATTGGTGTTTCGATGGTGAGCCAGAGGGCGGAACAGTTGCAGTATCTTCTGTTGGTTGCATGAACGGAAAGAAAAAGAAAGAACTGTTTCTTTCTGGTTACAATGCCATGATTGAACGATTACACCCAGAAAGCATTATCTTTTACGGGAAAATGCTGGAAGAGTGCAAAGGCAATATTGTCCGAATAAAATCATTCTCTGATAGATTTTCAAAAGCAATATGTGAAGGATAGGAGGGTATCATGTATTCATCTAAAATTACACTTTTTAACTATTACGAAAGTGCCACGACAGAAGATGCGTACTGGTATCCTCATGTTTTATCCGGCGTTGACCTCATTACGGACAAGGGAGCAATCCTTAAAAAGTACGGACCAGACACAACTGACAACGCACAGTTACACGTTCGATATACTGTCCAGAACGGCGATATAACCATTACTGACAAAGACGGTAAAATTCTTCCATGGGTGCCGCATAAGGAGTGGAAAAGGCAGATTAACAACGCTCTGGAGGATACTATTACATTCTCGGACGAGTCGTTCTTCTGGGAGGGTGAGTGGACTGGTGGAACGGTATCTGATGGTGATTATCGGAATGGATTCTACCAGTACATGAATGAGAACAAGGACAACGTGTTTAAGATTACCAGTGTAGGCGGTCCGTATACGCTGATTCCACATTTTGAGATTCTGGGTAAGTAATATGAGTAAGATTCATCATTTCAAAGGATTCTCCATAGTCGATGGAGATATGAAAATAAAGCTGAATATGGACAGGTTCTCCAGACAGTATCAAGAAGCCCAGTATCTCCTTGATGGAATGGTTATGGACAGTATGGTTCCGTTTATGCCAATGATTACTGGAAATTTCATCAATCGGACAAGAATTGAAAGCATATCATTGCAAGGAACTGGACTTGTGTGTGCTGCGGCTGCTCCTTATGGACGCTTTCTGTATGAGGGAAAAGGAATGGTTGACGAAGCAACCGGAAGTCCCTACGCAAGACGTGGAGCCAAGAAAGTCCTCGTTAGTCAGTTTTCTGGTCAGACAGCCGCAAAGGAAAACCTTGAATACACCAAACAGGCTCACCCACGGGCACAGGCAAAGTGGTTCGATGCCGCCAAACGACAATACGGCAGTACATGGATTCGCAAAGTAAAAGCACAGGCAGGAGGTGGTAGACATGGCGGATAAACCTATCGGAAAAGATGCAACCGGATATGAAATTCTGACAGATGCCATGAAAGCACTTCTGAACCAGTATCCGGGACTATATGAAAATGAAGCAATCAAATTTGAGGAACTTGGCAAAGAATCCGGAATTGCGTTCTCGGCAGACAACGGGGCGTTGATTTATTCAGAGAAAGAAGATGTTTGTGGAACAATGCATCAGGTATGCCAGTATCCATTCTATGTGGTATACCGAACAGCATCCGACAAGGAGAGACAGAAGTTATCTGTTCAGAAGTTCCTTGACAATCTCGGTAAATGGATATGTCGGGAACCAGTTATTATAAATGGCTCTGAGACACGTTTAAATGCGTTTCCAGAGCTTTCACAGGGGCGAGTGATAAAACGTATCACCCGTGATAACTCCTATGGTTTAGAACCGCAGGAGAGTGGCGTACAGGATTGGTTATTACCATTGTCGGTACGCTACGAAAACACTTATGAAGTAATATAACAAGTAACAACCGGCTATTAATTGGAGATAGTCGCTAACCTACACAGCCTTTTAAAAGTTATAGGCAGAAAGGACATTTCTATGGCAGTTACAGGCAAGATTGACCGTAAATATATGGCTCATTATATCGATGCAGGTTCCCTCTGCGGAGGACTGACACCGAAATATGAGCGTCTTGGAAAGGATCTGGAAGAGTACAATGTAGAACTCAATCCAGATACCGAAACCTCTAAAAACATTCTCGGAGAATCCACATTTAAACACAATGGCTATGAAGTTTCTTCTGACGCTGATCCGTTCTATGCAGACACTACTTCTGATCTGTTCACAGCATTACAGAAGATCGTAGATGGACGTCTCAAAGACGATAACCTCAAAACAAAAGCAGTTGAGGTTCATCTCTGGACAGAAGCCACAGCAGGCAAGTATGAAGCATATCAGCAGGACTGCTACGTTGTGCCGACAAGCTACGGCGGCGATACATCCGGCTATCAGATTCCATTTACCGTTAACTATGTCGGCGAACGTGTAAAAGGAAAGTTCGACATCAGTTCCGGTACATTCACAGCTGACAGCGAATAAACACATATGCAAGGAGGGCGCGCCAAATGGCAAAAGTAATTAATACAAAAATTGACGATGGAATTCTCATTTTCACATTCACTAACAACGAAAACGAAGTTTTTTCTTCTTTCAAATTAAATCCGACTGATATCAATGTGGCAGCACGTGCAGAAGAGCTGACAGAATACTTTGAGCAGCTTAAGGATTCTATCCAGAAAGTCACTTCCGGCAAAGAAATGGCAGAACTGAACAAACAGATCGAGGATAAAATCAATTATCTGCTCGGATATGAAGCATCAAAAGACCTGTTCAAAGAGCCGATCACAGCAACCACCGTGTTTGGAAACGGACAGGTATTCGCCTACATCGTACTTGACAAGATCGCAGAAGCAATTGCACCGGAAATCGAAAAGAGAAAGAAGAAAATGCAGTCAGCAGTCAATAAGTATACGGAGAAGTATACGAAATGACCGCCTATGAGCTTCCCACCTCACTCAACATCAGTGGGGTGGATTTTTCTATTAGGACAGATTTTCGAGCGATCATTGATATTCTCATAGCCATGAGCGACCCAGAACTGGATGAACAGGCGAAAGCGGTAGTTATGTTACAAATTCTGTTTGAGGACTGGCAGAACATACCGTCTGAGTGCCTGGACGAGGCTTGCCAGAAAGCATCGGAGTTCATCGATTGCGGACAATCTGACGATGATCCAAACCACCCAAAAGCCCGTTTGATGGACTGGGAACAAGATGGAGGCATAATCATTCCGGCTGTAAACAAGGTTGCCGGAAAAGAAATCAGATCCGTACCATATATGCACTGGTGGACGTTCTTTGGCTACTTTATGGAATCTGGGGAATGCCTATTTAATACAGTTGTCGGGATCCGGTCAAAAAAGGCAAAAGGCGAACGCCTGGATAAATGGGAAAAGAAATTCTATCAAGAAAATAAAAACACAATTGACATAAAAACACGTCTCAGCGAAGAAGAGCAAGCTTATAAAGATAAGTTGAATGAGATGTTGAACCTCAAATAGTTAGGAGGTGGACGTATGGCTGCTGATGGCTCAGTCATTATTGATACCAGAATGGATACAACCGGTGTCCGAAATGGCGTATCAGCTATAAAACAGTCATTTAACGGCCTTGGGAGTGCTGTAAAGAAAATCGGTCTGCTGATTGGCGGGGCGTTTGCTGTCGGCAAATTGGTACAGTTTGGGAAAGAGTGCGTGGAGCTTGGTTCCGACCTCGCAGAAGTACAGAACGTGGTCGATGTTACATTTACCACCATGTCGGATAAAGTCAATGAATTTGCAAAGAATGCCATGACTTCTGCTGGCCTATCTGAAACTATGGCAAAAAGGTATGTCGGCACGTTCGGCGCAATGTCCAAGTCGTTCGGATTCTCCGAAGCGCAGGCTTATGATATGTCAACGGCTCTAACGCAGCTGACTGGTGATGTAGCATCGTTCTATAACATTTCGCAAGACCTGGCTTATATAAAACTGAAGTCAGTTTTTACAGGAGAAACGGAAACACTTAAAGACTTGGGTGTTGTTATGACACAAAGCGCACTTGACCAGTACGCACTTGCAAACGGCTACGGCAAAACCACATCTGCTATGACTGAACAGGAGAAAGTAGCTCTCCGATTGGCTTTTGTGCAGAAGCAGTTATCAGCTGCATCTGGAGATTTCATTCGTACTTCAGGCAGCTGGGCGAACCAGGTGCGAGTGATGCAGTTACAGCTGCAATCTCTCAAGGCAACAGTCGGACAGGGACTGATTAATATTTTTACACCTGTTCTGAAAGTAATTAATGTTCTGCTCGGTAAGCTGGCAACGTTAGCCAATGCTTTTAAATCCTTTACGGAATTAATCACCGGTAAGAAATCCTCTGGTCAGACAAGTGGAAGTGGAGCAGGTCTCACAGGCGATGCAAGCGGCGTGCAGGATACGGCAGACGCTTATGGACAGGCGGCAGACAACGCCAGCAAGCTTGCGGATTCTACAGAAGATGTAGCCGATGCAACAAAAGACGCAGCTAAAGCTGCGAACGGATATCTGAGTCCACTTGATGAGATTAATCGGTATTCAACTCAGAATACATCGTCAACAGCAAGTAAAGTCCCGTCCTCAGGAACAGGATCAGGAGGAAGCCCTGGTGGTCTAGCCGGAGCTGTCGGGAGCGTTGATTATGGAAAAGTAGCAGAGGGTGAAACCGCTCTGGATAAAATCAGCAAATCAGCTGAAAAGCTTGCGAAGCTCTTAAAAAAGCTCTGGAAACCATTTCAGGACGCTTGGAAAAAAGAGGGCAAGAACACCATTAGTGCGGCGCAGATAGCCTTGTCGGGAATCGCAAAGCTCGCTAAGAGTGTAGGCAGGAGCCTTGTAGAAGTCTGGACAAATGGCACAGGTACGACAATGCTTACAACCATGCTGAGGATTGCTCAGAATGTGCTTAAAACTATTGGAAATATTGCTTCCGGTTTTGCTGACGCATGGAACAAGAATAATGTCGGAACGCAGATTATCCAGAATATTGCAAATGCTCTTGTGGTAGTTATGCAGTTCATTGAGAGGATTGCCGCAGATACGGCGACATGGGCGGCGAACTTGGATTTCTATCCATTGTTGGAATCTATCAGTAATTTGACAAGTGCATTTGCACCAATTCTGGAATCCATTGGAAATGTACTTGAATGGATTTACAACAACATTGTCCTCCCGATGCTAAAATGGGTCATTGAGGTAGGGCTTCCGACAGTGATTAATCTGGTGTCAAAAGTAGCTACGTTTCTCGCCGATCATCAGTCGATCGTTGAAGCGTTCGGTGCGGCCCTGATCGGGGCGTTCGCAGCGGCGAAGATTGCAGGATTGGCGTCGATAATCATTAAAAACGTGTCTGGAATCGCTATGGCCGCAAAGGGGCTTATCTCGTTAATGACTGGTACAGGCGGCATCATGGGCGGTATCAAAGCCATTGCAACAGCTATCGGACCAGGTGGAGTCTTTGTTCTTGCAGTCGGCGCATGTATTGCGATTGGTGTATTACTGTACAAAAACTGGGACAAAATCAAAGAAATGGCTGGAAAGGTATGGGATTGGATTTCTAATAAAACAAGGCGTTTTGTTGAGGATATTGGGAATAAACTCAGAGGTCTAGCTACCAAAATGACGACCATTTGGGGGAACATAAAAGCCAGCGCGCATCAGAAATGGAATGCTATATGGTCTACTGTTAGTGGCTTTGCTGAAAGAATCAAGAACGCTATTGTTGATAAATTCACATCCGCCAAAAACACTGTAGTCGATGTATTTAACGGAATGAGAGATGCTATCAGGTCTGTTCTGAACAATATCATAAGTGTTGTAAATGGCGCTATCAGCAAAGTAAACGGAGTTGTTAGTGCGATTGAATCAGCATTCTCTTTCGGCCCATGGAAAGTACCGACTCCATTCGGCTCAAAGACTATCGGGTTTAAAGCTACTTTCCCAAGAGTTCCGACAGTTCCGTATTTGGCTAAAGGCGCAGTCATTCCACCAAGAAGCGAGTTCCTTGCGGTCTTAGGCGACCAGAAGCAGGGTAACAACATCGAGACACCGGAAGCTCTGCTCAGAAAGATCGTCCGGGAAGAAACAGCAGGACGACAGGCTGGCGGTGGAAGCTGGCGATTTACGGCTCAGATCAACCGCAGGACACTGTTTGACGAGATGATGAAAGAAGCACAGATGAGACGAGATACAAGCGGTAGAAACCCGTTTGAGATGGCATAGAAAGGAGGGCGTTATGGAAAAATATAAAATCAACGGAACAGCGATTTGGCAACCGGACAAAGACCTTGCGCTCTCCTTTGCCACGACTTACACAGAATCCAGTCAGAGGACGCAGTACGGTGTAGGCTACTTCACACCGATGTTTACCGTAGAACAGTATACGTACAAGGCTAGCGATCTCCCGATGGCAGAGGCAACCAAGATTTTGCAGATGGTGGCAAAAGGTTATAAATTTACGCTTCATTATTTCTCGCCATATTACGGAGTTTGGAGAGACGCTCCGTTCTACGTAGGGCAGACACAAAACATAGCTATCGGAGAATTATCAGATGACAGAAAAATACTATCATCGCTAGAATTTAACATGACGGGGGTGAACCCACTGTGATTAACGTGAGTAACGCATTTAAAGAAAAGCTTGAAGCTGGTGAGCCAGTCAGGATGATGGTGGATATCACCTTTCCTGACGGGACGAAAAAGACCATTGACAAAGATGTCATGAACGGCGACAACGGGTTTTCCGACTGCGCAGATAGCAGTAGCTTTCCGATCGGTGCTACCGTCTGTAAAACGCTGACGCTGAGTATTAATAACGATCAGGAGCAATGGAAAAACTACAACTTTTACGGAGCCAAGATTCATGCTTATCTGAAGCTTCAGACGTCGTATGCAGCACCGGAATCTGTAAGCACACTGTTAGATGAAAGTTATGACCCGATTCTGGACAGTACCGGCGATCCTATCATCGCAACACAGGCAGCCACAAAAGATATCATTGAAACTATTGACAAGGGGGTCTATACAGTCACTACGCCAGAGCAGTACTCAGATATCATCAATGTTACGGCACTGGATGATATGTATAAGGCGAATAAGACATATACCAGCGGATTGAAACTGCCGCAGTCGCTCATTAACCTTGTCAGAGATGCCTGTAAGACTGTCGGCATAGGTATGAATCTGACCATGGACCATGGTGATATTATAATAAGAAGCGTTCCTGACAGTATGACGTTTCGCCAGCTGTTTGGATATGCGGCCATGGTTGAGTCTGCGAATGCCCGGATTGATTATTCCGGGAATCTACAGTTTGTAAAATGGGACTTTGGGAAAATGGAATCTGACAATGCTGCGACCGTGGACGCAGATGGGTTTATTCATTTCGGTGATGCTAGCCCGTCTATTGATACCGACGGTTTTGTTTCTCTGCCAGGATGGACTATTAACGCAGAGGGGTTCCTGGCTCTCACATCCGGCCCAGGCAGTGACGTTCAGAGATTGATGGCCTATGCGAACCCACCTGCGCTTTCCAGTGATGATATAGTCATAACTGGAATCAAGGTAACGAACGGGCAGTCAAACGACGATACTGATACTGATTATTCCGGCATGTACGGAGAGGAAGGGTACGTCCTTGAACTTGAGAACGAGTTGATTGACACCGATCAGCTTCAGACGGTAGCAAATATCATCGGCGATCAGATTGTAGGGGCGCGATTCCGGAATCTTGAAGGTGATCTGGTGTACAATCCGCTCGTCGAATTTGGCGACATGGTGTACACTTACGACCGCTTAGGGAATAAGTACCTTACTCCTCTGACAGATGTATCAGGCAATGTGGGCGGTCTGACTACGGTTAAGACCCAAGCTGATGATCCAATCCGGGGCAGCAGCAACTTTTATAGCGACAGTACAAAAGCCATTGTTGCTGCCCGGAAAATGGTTAAAAAGGAAACTTCTGCCAGAGAAGAGGCTATGCAAAAGCTCAACGACAGGATATCTAATGCGAGCGGTATGTACTCTACGGATGTTCAACAGGCAGACGGTAGTGTTATCAGATATCTTCATGACAAAAAGACTCTCGGAGAATCTTTAAACGTTATCAAGATAACCTCTGATGCTATCGGATTTAGCACAGACGGAGGCAAGACATTCCCCTACGGTGTTACTGTTGACGGCGAGACTATCACAAGGCTTTTGTATGCAGAAGGGATCAATGCTGACTATATTAACGCTGGAACGCTCATTGTAAGAGATAAGAGCGGAAATGCGATATTTGAAGCAGATATGGATACTGGATCAGTTACCCTTGACGGAAGTTATGTGACGATCGGCGGTAAGCCACTTGATGAAAAGATTGAAGATGTTGAGAACATGGCAGCTCTGGCCAGAAACATGACCATGCAACTTGATAATGACTATCAGGGGATCCCGGTTGACAGCGACGGCAACTATACAGAGTTCCCTGAGTGCACCACAACGGCGACCGTCATGTACGGCACACAGGATATTACAGACAACTGTACGTACACGATTACGACATCACAGAACATACAGGGAAACTGGAATAAGGAAACTAAGACGTACACTGTTACCGGGCTGACCGCAGACAGCGGATGGGTGAACATCAAAGCCGCATTTCTGAATAACCTTGTCGTATCGAAACAGTTCTCACTTGCGAAACAGTACGCCGGACCGCAGGGAATTCCGGGCGTTGATGGATATGACGGAAAGGACGGAGCAAACGGCATCCCGGGAAAAGATGGTAAAGACGGAAAGACACAGTACACGCACCTTGCCTATGCCAACAGTGCGGATGGCAAAACAGACTTTTCGGTATCCGACGGAAACCGTGAGTATATCGGCATGTACGTGGATTTCGTGGAAGCCGACAGCACCGACCCGACGAAGTATACGTGGTCACTGATTAAGGGGACTGCCGGAAGGACTTATTTCTTCCAGAGCAATGCGGATGTGTTGCTGATGGGAGCAGACAAAAAGATAACACCGGCGCCACTCATTGTAGATTCGTTCTATCGTGATGGAAACGGCGAGATTGCACAGTCACAAAAAGGATGGTGGAAGCTGGAAAAATCCACCGACAACGGCGCTACATGGTCAGCACTCACGGTATCGCAGACTGCGGCACTTGACCGGTTAAATATTAATGTCAATAGCCTGTCGCTCAATGCCCATGATATGCTCAAGGTTTCGCTGTATTTCGACCAGTCAAAAACGAAGCTTGCGGACTACCAGACATATTCCGTTGCGGTTGATGTGGCATCACTGACACAGGAACAGATAGTTGATATCCTGTCGGATGATGGGAAGTTCAAGGGTCTGTACTACGAAAAAGATGAAAGTGGAAACCAGACACTGTTTATCTCATTCAATGCCATGAAAGGTGGCGTCATCAGTCTTGGCGGCACGAATAATGGAAACGGTCAGTTGAAGATTTACGATGCTGACGGAAATCAGATATCGAGATTAGGATATACCGGATATGTCGTACTTAACAAGGACACCGGAAAACCGATGGTATCTCTTAACACTGCCGGATTGCGATTGTATACGGACTACACAGACGCAGACAACTACAATGCACTGATGCTTGGAAAATACGGACTGTACGCACAGAAAGTTCAAAATAACGTGCCTGAACTTTGGATGGAAGGTGATACGAGCAAAAAATGGGAAGGCTATATTGTTCGCTATCTGAACAACAAAGTCCGAATAAATACAAACTCACTTTTTACGGACGGATGCGAACTTGGAGCAAATTTTTCGACAGATGGAAGTGCAACTATTGGTAAAAGCTTGAGCGTAGGCGGAAACGCAACTGTCAATGGAACCCTTATGTTTTACGACTTGGAAAATCAAGCAAAAACATCCGGCAAAGTCAAAAGACAACCGATAGCGTCCGTAAGCGCAGATGATTCGCAAGTGGCCTATCTTTTTTCAGGAACGGGTAGTAAACATGGAGATGCGGCAACATACAGACGTTTAGGAATCCGTGCTAAATGGGGTGGATCTGGCTTTAGCACAGACTATTTATATACAACCTCACAAGTTTCCGACATCCGCCTAAAAGAAAACATCGAAAGCAGTGAAACAGACGCTCTCGAAACGGTCAATCGCATGAAAGTCCGTCAGTTCGACTGGAAAGAGTGGATGGGTGGATGGCATCAAAACATCGGTTTCGTGGCAGACGAACTGGAAGAAATCGACCCGAACTTGGCTCTGGGTGGCGGATATGACGAAAACGGTGAGATGGACATTAAGCAGATTAACAGTCCGTACTTGCTGAACTACGCCATTAAAGCCATACAGGAACTCAGCGCAAAGGTTGACGAGCAAGAAAAACGTATCAAGGAATTAGAAAGGAGATTGCAATAATGGGAAAATTTAACGAGTATTCACAGAAAGCAACACCAGCGGACAACGACACACTGATGATTTACGATGCAACAGCGAAGGCAAACAAGCTTTCACCGTTCAGCGGAATCTGGAACTGGATTGTTGGGAAACTGGCCAATGCGGTCATCAACAACTTGCAGACGAACGACAAGACGGTGATAGGGGCGATTAATGAATTAAATAGTAAGGTCTTCATTGATATTCGAAATCTTTCAACATTTTCTGTAAATATTGAGCTTAATACTTACACCTATGCATCGTTTCTCATGTACGGAGCGACTTCACGATATAATGGATTTATGTACATTGTCTTTGTTGATGTTGCATCGGAAAAACGGACAGTAAATTTTATTAAAATTGCAGACTTTGTGGCAAGAAGGACTTTTTCGGGTACATACAGTGATGACACATCTACATTGACGATAAACGCCAGCGAAACCATATGGGGAGGCATTAAGATGCTGATGCTTAAATAGTAACCGTGTTGCTGTTTACATTGGAAAAATAACAACAAGTAAAACAGGCGAAATTGCAACAAATAATTTTATCAGTGGATCGTCTATAAAAAATATTATTGCCGTAAAAATATTTGATTCTGCCGGGAGTAGAAATATACACACCGAACTATATTCGTACAAAACGTATGCTTTTGTCGTGGCAAAAAACGATGCTGGTGATCGATTGGTAAATACAGAACTCGATATTGTCGTGTTCTACATAAAATAGTAACCGGCTGACCGGTCTGGCAGTAAAAACTAACGAAACAGCAATTTTGCCTATTCATGTATATTCTTCCGCATTAATACTGGGCACTGTAAATTCAAATGTATT